ATATATAGTCCTAATATTAACAAGTTCATCAAACCTAATCTGTTTGATAAGAGAGGAATCCCACTATGAGTGATGTCTATGTGACTCTAGCTAAAATTAAAGCGTGTAAAGATGATACGGTTCTTTTACAGTTGGTTAGCGAGCTTGCTCTAACCCTAGTACAAAATAATTATCCTTATGTACCAAAGATAATCAGCCAAGTAACTAAGATCAATGAGGGAATGAATGGAAATGGTGTAGTACATTTGGAACTTAAGATGTATGATGGCAAGGTAACAGAAGGGGTTTTTCATGAGATTACAAAGTTTAAATTTTGATATAATTAACATATGAAGAAAAATGACCACAGTGCATTACTCGACGAGGTTCAATCCAATCTAGAGGATTCTAACTCAAACATCGAAACATTGAGGGACGACTGGGACGACCTAGAGGCTATGCTCATAGTCAAACTTAACGATCAACTATCCGCAACATCTGAAAATAAAATATATGATCCGAGATTATCAACGATAGTCTTTGAACGTGCCTCAAGGGTCATGGCACAGAATCCAAAGGGTATGGCATACGCACAATCTAAAGATGATCTAGGTAAGAACGCTCTGATGAATCTCCTGCTCAAACATTTCTATAAGAATGCAAACGAACAAGATACCATGCTTTTAAAACTAAGATTAATGGATGTTTATTCATTGGTGTATGGTTCTATGTTTGGTCTAGTCCCTTGGAGAGTTGGTAAGAACTATATAGGACCAGAACTAAACATTCTCCCTATTAGAGATTGTTTCCCACAAGCTGGTAAGAAGAGCGTATCTGATATGGATTTCTTCACAGTTAGAAACGTAGTATCAATAGATTGGTTGAAACAACAGGATAAAAGCGTATGGATGAATGTGGATAAGCTAGCTGAGGATTTAAAGAATATCAAGAGTGATGGTGATGCAAAGAGCGTAGACGACACTGACAAGAGATCATTTGTCGAAAGAACCATGTACCCATCAACATATAGCAGTATCTCATTTCCACAGGTAGAACTTTATACAGAGTATAGACGTGATCGCTGGATTACATGGTCTCCACAACACGTTAATTCTAAGACCTCACAGCCATACATTTTAAGAATATCCGAGGATGCATACCCCGATGATATGCTACCAATCATCACTAAACACGCCTTTCCACTATTAGACAGTCCTATTGGTTTAGGTGAGTTTGCTCGTGGCGCATCTCTACAGAATGCTACTAACTCTCTATGGAATCTATATATGGAGGGTGTTAAATACTCTATCTTCCCACCACTACATATCAACCCAGCCGAGGTTGTACCATCATCTATCAAGTGGGGTGCTGGTGAGTTCTGGTATATGAATACACCTAATACAGACGTTCAACCTATGAGAATAGATGCACAAGGAATTAATACATTTCAATCTACATTCGGAACTTTGATCTCATCCATTGAGACACAAGCAGGTACAACATCAGTTAGAGAATCAGCTAATAGCCAATCATCACTAGGTAAGACTCCAGAAGCTATAAGATTTATAAGTGAAAAGGAATCCGCTAGAGACGAGTGGGATAGGGTTATGATGGAGCAAACCATAGATCAATTGTATTCAAGATGGATAGCCCTAACTGTTAACAAGATGGAGAAGAGCGTACACATGAGACTATTCAAAGAAGAGATAGCAGACATACAAGAGGTATACCCCGATGTTGTTGAACTCTATGACTCTGGTCGTGGTGGGGTAACAATTAAGAAGAAAGATATAGACGATAAATACGACTTTGTTCTTGAGACTGGTTCTACCACTAAACCCGATATAGAGGGAGAACAGAATAATCTAACAGTCATATTAAAAGCTGTACTTGAGAATCCACAGATCATAGAAGCTCTAGCACAGAATGGAAAGACTGTTGACCTTGCTGAACTATTTAAGAGATGGTTAGTAGCTGGCAATGCTAAGGATTGGGACAAGATCATCATCGACTTACCACAAGAAGAACCCGTAGAGGAAACCCAACTATCGCCGCAAGATCAGGAACTCATGGCGCAGAACATGCCAATGGAGCAGCCTATGGACCCAATGCAAGGACAACCAATGCCTCAACCAATGCCAATGGAAGATCCGAGACTGGCCGAGATGGCCGGTATGATCCAAGACCCAGAGATACAGCAAGCTTTAATGCAAACAATCAGAGATAGAACTGGTGGTATACCCGTTCAATAACTATGGATAAAATAAAAGAGCAAGAAGCACACCAAGCATTACCCCCCGCTTTTATGAAGTCGGTAATCAACCAATCCAAGAAAGAACCAGAGATCAAGGCTGGTAAGGATAGAGATAGAGTACTAGCCGAAGGTGCCGATTCTGACTTTTGGAAGGTGGTCAAATCATATATAGAAGCCAAACAGATGATGCTCGCTAAACAACTAAGAGAAACATCGGGCAATGTGAGTGTAGAGGAGACGGGGTTTAGGTTTTTAATCTTAGATCAGGTAAATAGCTTTGCAACACAGTTAATAACCTTTGTAGAGGCACCGAAAGAAATATTGAAACTACAAGCAGAAAAACACCACGATAAACAATAGACTCATAATATGTTAGAATATACGCAGTAATTCCAGTTCGGCACTACCAGCCGTTAAAAGGTAAGAGGAATTTATGTTAGATGTAAAAAGTGATAAGGCTGTAAAGCACGACGAAGAACTAGCCAAATTAGAAGCCGAGGTTGTGGCTCAACCCGTAGAAGAGGAAGCAGTAGTCGTCGAGCAATCGGAGGAGATAACCCCCGTGGAGGAATCAGCCCCCGACGAAGAACAAATCACCACGGAAGAAGAACCAGAACCAACCGAGCCAGCCAGCGAAGTTGAGGAAGAGGATTTAACCGAGGAGGAAGAGAATAGTTTATCTGAGAAGACTCGAAGACAAATGTCAAAGCTACGTGAAGAGGCTAGACGATCTAAAGAGTTAGAAGCAGAACTAGAAGGTTTAAAACGACAGAATGTTAGTCGTGAACCACTGGAGCAGATCAAAGAGGCTTACATCAAAGATGTACCCGAATCAGGTCTACCGTGGAATCCGACACTAACTGTTGCTGAAGCTACAAAGATAGCCCGTCAGGAAGTGGAACGAGAAAGAAAGCTTGCTCGCATTGGTGAGGACGCTGACTTTCTAGAGAATAGTTATTTGGAATTGAACCCCAATAACGAGGCTTATGATTCCGATCTGGCGCAGGATATCTATGATGGTTTTCAATTAAGCTTTCTTGCTGACGATAACCTTAGATTAAAGGATTATGCCGAGAAGAAACTGAATCTGTTACGTAAAGTAGCAGAGAGAACAAGACAAGAACTTGAGAGTAAAGCAAAGGTTACTAAACAAAGTGCTGAACAAGCATTGCCCGTTAATGTGACTCCAGCTAAACCAAGAGTTACTGTTGAGGATCAGATTCATGGCGCAAAAACCATAGCTGAACTCGAAGCTTTAGAGAAACGAATTAGATAAATTAAAAGTTAATAGACTAAGTATTCATACAAGTCGTACCTAAGTGGGTGCGGCTTTTTTTGTTTTTAAGGAGACATATGGCAGTAACAACTACAACTATAATGCCTCAACCAGTACAGGCCTACTACGAGAAAAGGTTCTTAATGAGATCAGAAGAGAACTTTATCTACGAACAGCTTGGTACACCTGGAAGAATTCCAGCAGGTGAGGGCAAAACTGTTGTTTGGAATCGTATGACTAATCCTACAGCTAAGACTACGGCCTTAACTGAAGGTACTGATCCTACACCTAGTGGACTATCCGCTAGCTTGATTTCAGCAACCGTCGCACAGTTCGGTAACTTCGAGCAAGTTTCCGACCTATTAGAGCTATCAGCCATCGACACACTCGTTAAAGAGGTTGTTGATGTGTTAGCTTATGAAGCAGCATTAACCATCGACACAGTAGTCGTTGGTGCAATTAGCGCAGGGGGTATCGCACAATACGCATCTGGTGTTGTAGCACGTAACTCTTTGGTAGCTACAAATACAGTAACAGTAGCCGATATAAGAAAAGCTAAAAGAGAATTAAATACGTTTGCAGCTAAACCACATACGAGAGATCGATATGTAGCAACAGCACACCCAGACGTTATCTATGATCTTGAAGGTGATTCTAACTGGGTAAATGCTCATCTATACACTGAAAAAGGTGTTGATAACATTTACAACGGCGAAGCTGGTGAACTTTATGGAACTCGTTTCATGATGACCCAACTCGCACCAGTATTGGTTAACTCTGGTTCTGTTACCGCAGAGGTTTATCAAACTCACATAATGGGTAAAGACTTCTTTGGTGTATCAAAACTCCAAAATCTACGAACTTATGTAGATAGTCCTAGTCCACGAAGTGCTTTGAGACTCTACTCTGACATAGGTTGGAAGGCCTCGTTCGCCACTAAAGTATTGAATGATTCCTTCTGTATAAGGCTTGAGTCGGGAGCAACTGCTTAGGTTTTAGAAGGCGTCTTTTGACAAATCTCGTCTTGGGGTTTACAATGAGGGTATGGATAAAACCGTACCCTCAAAGTTTTTTAAGAAGTGTTTGAATTGTGGAAGATCCTTTAG